TTTGACTATGCAAGTAGATATAAACCCAACACCAAAGCAAAAGCAATGCTTTAAAGTTTTATTAGATGATAAGACAAATGTCGTTGTATTTGGCGGAGCCGCTGGCGGTGGCAAGAGTTGGCTTGGTTGTACTTGGATAGTTACGCTTTGTTTGAAATATCCAGGCATCAGATGTCTAATAGGAAGAACCGTATTAGCCACATTAAAGACCACAACTTTAAACACATTGTTTGAAGTTCTATCAATGATGCAACTAAAATCGGGCGAACATTATACATTTAATGGCCAGTCTAACATATTGACATTCAGCAACAAAAGCGAAATTCTATTTAAAGATTTGGAGGACCGACCTGGCGATGCGAATAAGGATTCTTTGGGTTCAATGGAGTGCACAGCAATTTTTGTAGATGAAGCCTCACAGATAAGTGCATTAACATTTGCAGTATTAAAGTCGCGTATCAGATATAAATTAAATGAATATAACTTAATTCCAAAGATATTGTTAACGATGAACCCATCAAACAATTGGATTAAGAAAGATTTTTATTTACCATACGTTCAAGAAACATTAGCTACAAATATAAGTTTTATACCTTCGCTTGCATATGACAATCCATTTTTACCCGCGTCATATATACAAATGCTAAGTGAATTACCATTAGCTCAAAAGAAACGTTTGCTGGATGGAGATTGGAACTACTTAGATTCAAGTAATAGTTTATTTGATTTTGAATCCATATCACGTTCAGTTTATAGACAAATTCCGAATCCTCAAGATAAATCTATCATAACAGCTGACGTAGCAAGATATGGTGATGATAGAACAGTTTTTATTGTATGGAAAGGATTATGCGTGGTTGATATTCAAATTTATAGAAAATATTCAACAACACAATTATTTACAGAGATACAATCATTAATGAAAGCACATAGTGTGCATCCAAATAATGTAATTGTAGATTCAGACGGAATCGGGGGTGGTTTGGCTGACTTGGTTAGAGCAACAAACTTTGTTAACAACAGCAAGGCTCTGCACGACCAAAACTTTACCAACTTAAAAAGCCAGTGCTATTTTAAATTAGCAGATTACTTTAAAGAAGGTAAAATATCACTTAACTCAATGGACCCATCTACAGTTGATGACCTAACACAAGAACTATTAGCAATAACAATAAAAGACGTTGATAAGGATTCCAAAATGGGTGTAGCATCCAAAGATGAGATGAAACGCATATTAGGCAAGTCACCCGATATTAGCGATGCGATTATGATGCGGATGCTGCCAGAAATTAGAACACAAAAATCAACAGGACGCTATGCACCAATTTGGACAATTTAAATAAAAAATGTATATTGATTATATGAAATGGACAATAATAAAAGAAGATGAACCATATGTGGTCCCATCAACAGGAAAGAAAAATAGAAAAGTAATTGCAAAATGTGAATGTGGAACAATTAAATCTGTTTTTTTAACTTATATCAACACTGGCCGAAGTAAATCTTGTGGTTGCGTACAAAGAGAAAGTTTCAAAACAGTTAATACAAAACATAATATGCGTTATTCGGATGAATATACAATTTGGTGCAATATGAAAAGTAGATGCACCAATTCTAAACATCCACAATATAAAGATTATGGAGGAAGAGGAATAACGATTGACAAAGAATGGTTTGATTCATTTGAACAATTTTTTGCAGATATGGGAATAAAACCCGAGGGTAAAACATTGGAAAGAATAGATAATAATAAAGGATATGAACCATTTAATTGTAAATGGGCGACATATAAAGAACAAAATAATAATAGAAGAAAAAGATGATAACATTCCAAATAGAAGAACAAGAATATATACTACCTGACTTTTTGTCAATTGAGAATTATGTTAAAGTATATAAAGTAAAAGACTTACTTGATGACAACTACTATCAAGCAAAGCTAATTCAAACAATAACTGGTGCAGACTTAAGGGATGTAATGGAAACCTCCCATCATCAGATTAACTACATCACCAATCATCTAACAAATCTATTTCCTGATACCAAATATCCGTTTATAGACAAGTTCACCTTAAATGGTGTAGAATATGGTTTCATTCCATCGTGGAAGAATATGACGTTCGCTGAATATGTTGACTTAGATTCAATGCTAACAAAAAAGCCAGAAGAAATTATTGCAAACTTGCATATCATATGTGCAATGATGTATAGACCAATCATCAGCAAGAAGTCAGAACATAACTTTCAAATAGAAAAGTATAACTCTGATACCATTGAAGAACGTGCACAGCTATTCAATAAAGAATTAGATGTAAAGTATGTGCTTGGTGGCCAGTTTTTTTTTTCACGATTCGTAAAACAATACTCTCAACCTATCCTGCACTTTTCGACTTGGATGAAGATGAAGATAATGTGGACGAAGATGGTAATAACGTGGAAATTGAGGAAGCAGATATGGAATCTACTTTTGAACAAGTCTACGGATGGTTCGCGGTTATTAATAGAATATGCGCAGACGACCTTACAAAACACGAAATTATCCTTGGAAAAGGAGTCCTTGAAGTCCTCAACCAACTCCAATACTTGGTGGAAAAAGATAAAGAAATGGCCAAACGATATAAACAAGCGCAGAGCCAGTAAATAAAATCAAATAATTTATATTTAATATTATGACCAATTATAAACAACTATTAACATACTTCAGTCAAATAGCTTTTAACCATAAACAGGTTCGTTCGTTTGGTTTCGGGGATGTTACACAAATAACAATGGACATTCAGTCAAAGACCGAGCCTCAGTACCCGAGAGTGTTCGTTATCCCAAATGATGTTACGTTAGCTGAAAATCATATTACATATAAATTCTCAGTTGTTTGTATGGATAAATTGGCATCAGACTACTCAAATCAAGCCGATGTATTATCTGATATGTTAGAAGTATCAAAAGATATTTTCACAGCTTTATTTTGGTCCTATACACAATCTTATGGCGATTTTTCTGAAATAGAAAATCCGATATTTGATAGTGTGACAAGTCCCTTTCTTGAAAAATATGAGACAGTTTTAGCAGGCTTCACAACAAACATAACATTAGATATTCCACACGACTATAATCGTTGTGATTTACCTATTGTGGATTTTCAAGATAATACTTCACATAACTGGATTCATTCATTACCAAATTGGGATGTGGATGGAATTGTTTGGTCAAAAGAATAATATAAAAAAAATATAACATATATATGTCTAATTTAACAAATCAACCGATAAGTCAATCATTCGTAAGTTTATTAAACTTTGAAGGACAAAACAGCGGTTCATTAACAACACTTCAAACAATCCAAGATGGATATGGAGTTAATACAGCATTACAATTATCGCAAACAGCGGTTAATATAACTGGTTCATTAACCTTGAATGGCTCACCAATTGGTTCTGGTAGTTCAGGGACAAGTGGAACTGCAGGAAGCAGCGGGACAAGTGGACAATCTGGTTCAAACGGAAGTTCTGGTACTAGCGGTAGTTCGGGTTCCAATGGAGCAAATGGTGCTTCCTTTTATCAACATTATAATGGTGATACTTGGACAGTGAATCATAACTTAGGAACACCATATCCTGTTGTTGCAGTATATGATGACAATGGTTTTGTTTTAAATCCAGGTTCAATACAAACTACAAGTCCAAATCAAGTTGTAATTAGTGGTGGTGTAAGTTCGGGTTGGGCTTCAGTTACAACGGGACAAGGTTCAAGCGGTACAAGCGGAACAAATGGTCAAGCAGGAAGCAACGGTTCATCAGGAACAAGTGGACAAAATGGTAGCTCAGGAACAAGCGGCACAACAGGAGCAACAGGAGCAACTGGTGCAAGTGGAAGTTCAGGAACAAGTGGAACATCAGCAACAGGCGGTAATGCATTTCCTTATACAGGTAGTGCACAAATTACTGGCTCATTAGGAGTGACTGGTTCAGTTAGAATCACGAATGGTTTGACAATTACAGGAGCATTAAACGTAACAAACGGAGCTACATTTGCACAAGGTGTTAATATGGCTTCTATATATAATATACCAGCTTATGGTGATTTACAAATAAGCAGTGCTGCAGGATTAAGATTATTATCAACAAATCCTATCAACATTGTTTGTACAAGTGGTTCATTATCTGGTTCAATTAACTTATCGGGTTCCATTATACCAGGTGGCGATTTAAAATATCAATTAGGAGCGCCAGGATTTAACTGGAAGCACTTATATGTTGGAAGTGGTTCAATATATATGAATGAGAATCGTGTAATGGGATTGGACCCAAGCAGCAACAACTTACAATTGTTTGCACCTGACCAAAACAATAATATCACTTTGAATAACAACTTATTTGTAGCATCAAATGATACAGGTTCGTTCTATGGTGGTGCGCAGATAACTTATTTAGGAAATGGTGTTAGTGGTTCTACAACTCATATATATTCTGGCCAAACACACGCAATTGAAACAAATGGTTCTTTACAATTTAATAACCAAATCTACGGCGGCGATACTGGTTCCGCTGGTAGTTTTCAATTCAATTTAGCAAATGGCGGTGGACATTATTTAAATGACTTAAATCATCCAAGTGGTGCATTTGTACATTATGATACAACACAAGACCCTGCTAATCCAAGTTCTACTTTAAGTTTATATCATACAACACACGTAATTAATAATGGTGGTTTCTCAGTTAGTGGTTCAAATAGTTTTGTTGAGGTTAACACACACAATAATATTGATTTAAATGCAGAAGGTTCACAAAATTTATATTCAAATTATTATACGAATATAAAATCAGAAGGTTCAATTTTAGTAAGTGGTAATACTGTTAATATTGATGGTGGAACAGGTGGTATTAATTTATCAGGTTCTGCTTTATTATTCAATGGTTCACCTTTTACAGGTGGTTCTTCAGGAAGTAGTGGAACAAGTGGCGAAAGTTATAATCAATCATTAAACACAACTGATGCGGTAACATTTGATACTGTATCATCAACTAACAATGGTAATGGTACAAACTTTAAAGTTGGTGATGATGGTTGGATTGGGGATATTAACATATCAAATACAATTCAAGTTAAAGGTCAAGAAGATGCTAATCAAGGTTATATTCAATTTGGTCAATACGACAGTACAACTAATAGAGTTGGTTCTGATGGAACAAATTTATTACTTAATACAACTGGTACAATTAATTTGAATCAGACAACAAATATTTCAGGTTCCCTTAATATTAGTACAGGATCAATATATATGAATGGACCTACGGGTTCAGCAAATGCAATTTCATTTCCTTTTGCTGTTGATGGAACTACTTATGGAAGTACAGAAATATTCCAAGATAATAATGGAAGTATGGTTTTAGCACCATTAGGTGGTGTATTTTTAACTGGTTCGGCAGGTGCATTGACAATACCTGGTAATGGTTATCCTGCAATTGCTATGGGTATAGATACCAATGGAAATTATACAGGAACATATTTTGGTGGAATTACACAATATGTTTCAAGTTCATTAATGTCATTTTATGCAGGTGGATTTGTTCAAGACTTTTTGCAAGATACAGATACAGGAAATGTTTTAGGTACAGCATTTAGTACTTTTAATACTCAAGATGGTTCAGTGAGTGCAAACTTTTTTGGACCAGGTACTGGTAGTAACGTAGTTAACGGAACAAATGACAATGTTGTTTTCCAAATTCCAAATTCAGGTTCAACATTAACAATTTATCGTAACACAGTTATATCAGGAACATCAGCAACTTCAAATGGTTTTGTGATGGCACAATTACCAGGAACACAATCAATTCCAAATGGCGTTGATACTATTGTTGAATATACTGCAGAAATAGATACAAACGATTGGTGGAATAGTGGTTCACATCAATTTGAACCAAATGTTGCAGGATACTATGAAGTAACAGCATATGTGAATTGGGCACCAGACTCAACAACTACTTTGCAACAAAATATTCAAATTAGAAAGAATGATAGCGGTTTAACAATTACACAAAATCCTATTACATCTTTAGATAACCAAACACAAACAACATCAACAATTGTTTATTTAGATGGAAATATGGATTATATCAATGTTTCAGCTTATACATCTGCAACTGGTGGTCAAACAATAAATGGTGGAAATGGTACATATGTAACAATTAAATTATTATAATGAACTTAGAAAAGATAGCCCCAATTATGGAGGCGATGATTACGAAAGCGCTGGAAACAAAAAAATATCCTTTCGGTGTTGGAAAAAATGCTGGCATTGGAGATAAAGTTGCTTCTGGCACTTTGCGTGATTCTGTTGAAGTTCAAACAAGTTCGGATAATAAAGGAAATTCAACCATTACAGTTTTAATGGAAGATTATTTCCAATGGGTACAATCAGGAAGATTACCTGGTAAAAAAGGGGTTCCAATTGATAGTATCGTACAATGGATTAAGGATAGAAAATTGCAAGGTAGAAATCAAAAGAATGGTAGATTTATCACTCAAAGAAGTTTTGCTTTTGCAATACAAACAAACATAAAAAAGTTTGGAATAAGACCATCAAATTTCTTGGATGGAGTTTTTGAAGAAATAGCAGAAAGTCCTGAAATACAAGAATTGCTTGAAGGAGCAACGTTTGATGATTTAGTAAACACAATTGAAGGAATATGAGTAATTTTGGTTATCAACAATTATATAACAATGGTGTTAATAGTAACACTCAATTAAGAAGAGCCGTTGATATGATTTATCAACGTGGTGGAACCTATGAAGTAGTTTTAACTGGTGACACATATTTCAGTTCAATGGAATTGGATGTGGATATATATGTGGAAGATAAATTGGAAAGCAGAATGTCAGTTGTTCCTTATTCAATTACCACTGGTACAACAACAACATATAGATTCAATGTAAGACCATACAATTATCTTCAAAATTTTGTATCAACTCAACATTATAATTATTATTGGTTGAATGATTGGTACTCAAGCACAAAAGATATAAACTGGAACAATTCATTTCCTAATAATATTAAAGCCAATTTTAAATATGGCTATCGTTATTTGTTAAACAATTCACCAGTTACGGAATATACCGTTTCACCTACAAATGATTTAAACCATTATACTGATATACCATCATCAATTAATTCAACAGGATTTACAGCATCTGATTTTACAAATACTGGTAATTATTTTGATTATGTTGGCGGTGTTTTTCAACTTGATGAACATTTAATTTTACCAAACTTTGACCAAGAATTATCTTCAACTGTGAGTACAGGTATTACAATCAATACTGTGGATATATATAGACGTTACAGTCCAATGTCTCAATTCTTAATGGATTATCCAACCGTTCCTGAACAAAGTGAAACCAGTCGCTTCTTAACTGATGCGCCGAGGATTCAGTATATACAATCAAATGAGAATTACGTATTATATTATTTAAACGGACAAACAGGAGATAGACAATTGATTGAAGCTGATTATGCATTATTTGAATTTTACGACA